GCATCAATCGTTTCTGAAATATCTTTCTTTAGTATTGCAGAGGATAGCTCCCCAACTTCCTCCATCACCTTTGCTAACTGTTGAAACTTGTTGTCGGGGTTGTCTAACTTTCGAGCCTTAGCCCAATTTATTATTTCTCTTTCCATTCTTTTAAATATAAATCAATTAAAAACTTTGTCTTTTCTAAATCCTGCACAAAGTTACCTTTTTTTCTGCATCTTACAAGACGTTTAACCAAATCAAATTCGTATGTGTTTAACTCATGGTCTTCTGCAAACTTGTACAAGCTACCTTTCTCATTGTTGTAATAACTCGGTGCGTTGTCGGTCACTACTTCAAAGTAGTTTTCGATAGTGTCAAACTCATGTTCTTGCCCTTTGTCGTTTATTACCCAAATGTAGCTCTTTGTTTGCCCGACAACTTCGTAGACTTTACCGTACGTAAAGTTAGCAAAGTGTTTTTCTATGCATCTTAGTTTCATTTTAAAAAGTGTTTTATTATTTGAATCTTACTTTTTTCTATTGTTATAAACTTCCCATCTACCCTTGCAAAGATACTATTTGTTTTTAAACTTCGCTTAATATTACACACCCTGCATACTTTTGTTTTGCCTTTTTCGGCTTTGACTTGGTATTTTGAATCGTCGTTTAAAAACAAAAACAAGGGTAGATTTCGCTTGCATCTAAAACACTTTTTCATATTTTAAATTTTGTATATACGATAAATAGCGTGTATCCTTTAGTTAGTGGCAAGGCTAAGAGCCCCATTCCGTTTCAAACACAACAATTTTATCAATAGCTTCTGCCATAAAATCGGGTGCATCAATTTGAAAGTCATCATTTTGGAAACTTTCCCCAGTTGATGCGTTGTGTTCTTCACACCACTTAATAAAAGCATCCCATAACATCTGCTTTTTCTCATCTGTTTCTTGGTATTTGGCAATCATATCACCACCATATATTTTGATTTGTTTTTCCATTTCTACTTGATTTGTGAAAAGCCCAGCCACTAACAGCGTGTATAAAAAATGGCGGGTTCTCGGTTAATTTAAAGTTTTCATTTCTAATTAAGTTCTGCGTTCGCTGAAAGTTTTGGTTTCAAATTCCGCCACTTCTTATACACGCAAAACGTTATGCTCAAGTGCTTGATTCTTCATTCTTTAATAAATCTTCTATTGTTCTGAATTGTCTGTTTGTCTTGTCATCAATCCACAAAAAAGAATTCGTTCTACTTTCGTAGCACTCTATTAAGAATAAGTCATCTTTACTGTATTGCGGAGATTCATCTATAGGCGTTTCTCCTTCATATTTAAAGCCCATATCTTCTAAGATTTGATACGTTATTGGTTCATCTGTAATTCTTTTTTGTTCCATTTTATTTTATTTGTTAATATTCCGCACCTAAGCATAACCACACCTTAGCGCAACTGAAGTATGCGTCAAGCTGTTTAACGTTATAAGCAATTTTGACGAAGTTCATCCCTCATCATTTTTAACCGCTTTAAATACTCTGTTTGTGCTTCTTTTGAAACTTTGTCTTTTACTAAATCATATCCCATTTTGTCAATGATGAAGTTTAAATCTGATAAAAAACTGCCACTAACATCGGCTATACTCAATAATTTTAACTTAGCATTGTGGTATCTACGAAGTGCATCTTTTATTTGAGCCATTTCGTTATAGCTGTATCTTCCTAAATCTATTCCTACTTCTTGTAAGCAATCTTCTTTTATTTCGTTATCTGTCATTGTTTCTCTTTTTTAAGTCGTTAAAATTTCTGCGTATAGCCGCAAAACGTTAGCAGTCATGAACCACAAAAAATACAACCGTCTTCATCTTCATCTAATTCAGGATTATCCACTATTTCAGGATTTAGCTCTTTCTTTAACTCATAAATCTTTTGTAAAATATCACCATCTTGAAATAAATCACCAGTCAAAAATGATTTAAGTTCTTCTATTTGTTGTTTAATTTCCATATTAGTTTGCTTTACAAAAACAATCAGTTTCAAAATCAAAAAGGCTACATTGTTGTTTTGACAAATCGTGTAGGTCTTCAGCTTTTGTAAATTGCTTTTTAGATAAATTTTTTATTTCGGTTATACTTTTATTTGTTCTTAAATCAAACCTCGGTATTGACTCGGAACTATACTTGTCCTCCATTCGCTCCCACCAATCGGCAACGCTTGGATTTTCTTTTACGATAGTCAATCGTTTCTTTAAAGACTTTTTAAAACATAGGTCACAATTACCTTCATAATCTTTTAGTTTTAAATCAAAGTCTTGTTTGTCCCACCAATTACGAATAAATTTAGCATCTACTTTTATCTCGTCACATAATGGATAAATTGCATTTGTTGACTTTCTGTGTGCTTCATCTGCTCTAATTCCAATGATACGATTAATTAAACACCCTTTAAACATATCTCTAACATACGCATCAACTGGTCTTTGTTTTAGTTCCCTTGTGCAGTTAGAAGCCATATTATTAGGTAGTGGGTACTTCATGAGCATTTGTTCAAACGGTTCACCATTACGAGATGCTGTTTCAAAGTTAACTATTTTATAAGATGTGCCAACGTTTTTCTCATGAATAATTACAGCTTCTAACCATACAACATCAAGCCCCCAACGTTTATCACACTCATTAACAAACTCCAATGTTTCCTCTCTTTCTTTGCCTGTGTTTAAAAATATGTATTTAACGTTTGTGTAGCTTGGATTTTCTTTGATGTACTTAGATAAAAATGCGGAGGTTCTACCCCCTGAAAACATCATTAAATTAATTGTTGTCATCGTATTTATTATAATATGCTTTTCTAATTAATCTACCTACATTAATGACGCCAACGCGATTCTCTCTAAACTTCCACCTATCGACATCAAACTGCATTGCTATCATCCATCGTTGCCTGTTCTTGTTGTTTCTTGAAATCATAATTTTTCTAGTTCTTCTTTAACTTCTTGCCAATAATAAATCATTGAATAAACACACGTTTTTAGACATTCATCAACTGCAATTAAGGCGCATTGTTTGGCAATCTCCCAATCTTTATCTGCATACTCGTTTGATATAGTATGTTCAATATTATTATAAAATTTCCAAACTAATTCTTGTGCCTTTTCTTTCGTTGTCATTGTATCTGAACTTTAATGTTTTCTTTGAACTCATCAATCTGCTTAATAATATTCGAGTAAGTCTGAGCCATTGTCTCGTTGTTATTCTCTACAAATGTAGTAGCAAATCTTTCAACTCCATTAATGAATTGGTTAATCGTGCGTTTAATTTCGTGTTTGTGAAACATGTTGTCGCTTACATCATCAAGTGAATGTAGTGCTGATTGACATAACATCATTGCACGCGCTATGTGACTGTAGTATTCTATTGCCCTTAGGCGTTTAGCCTCACTTAAATCAGCAAGGCTCTTAACGTCTTTCTTCATATTAGTCTAATATTTTAATTCGTTTTAATTGTTTGTAATAAACATTTCGTGGACTTGTTACAAATGGTTTTTCAAGACTTGGATAATAACCCCTAAAACATTTTAATACCCATAAATCTTCATCATTATCCCTAACCAAACACAACTCACCAATTTCAGGTAGTTCAATTGGTCTTTCTTGACTGAAACCTTGTAGGGTGTATTCTGTGAATGATAGTGTTGGTGTTTTATCAAATGAGTTTACACAACCTTCTATAGTAAAGCTATACATTTCGAAATTATCAAGACAAACAATTATTGGATAAGACTGTTTAGTATCTATAGTTGTTACTTCACCCCAACCATGTTGCAAATGATATACTTTATCTCCTACTTTAAACATAACTAAAATGGTTCTGTTGATTCAACTTTATTAACTCTCCACGCATCTATTGACGTGAAATACTTCCCTTGCCACTCGTTGGTTTTGAAGTTAAATAACACCTCGACTTCTTGGTCAACTTTGTTGTACTGCAAGAACTTATCTACTTTCTCCGTTCCAAAGATACCGAACTTAACCGCTTGAGGGTATTGACCTTCCAACTCTGTTACTACAAACTCTATTTTTTTGTTTGTTCCTACTTCAATCACTTCTAAAATGTTAGTGATTTTTCCGTTAAATTTCATTTCGTTTTTCATCTTCTTTTATTTTATTATTTGCTATTCTAAACGCCTCTTTGACGCACTCTGTTACACTATACTTTTTCTTTTGGTACTTTAACCGCATCCTTATTTCGTCAATTGGGATGTCTGTAAAATTAACTATACTTCTTTTCATGTATTTGATTTATGTATTGTTGATAATATTCAATTGCTACCGCTGAGCGCTCTAACATTTCCTGTTCAAGTTGATAGTCACGTTCAATCGTTAACATCGTTACAAGGCTTTGAATTGGTGTATCTCGCACACAGTGTAAGTCTTCGCTTTCGTAACCTATCAAGTCGCTTGGTGTGTTAACCATACAGTAAGCAAGTGCAGCACGTTCTACATTGTAAAGATACATATAACCTCGTAATTGGTACTCGTAATCTTTAATGTTAATATCGCTTGGTGTTGCTGGAAATGTTTCAAAGCTCCAAGACGTTTTAATGTCGATTATTAACTCAGGTGTGTAGATGTCGCATTCTCCTGTTAGTAGCTCGTATGTTTTGCGTTCCGTGTTCTTTTGATAGTTTGTAAATAGAACATCGTTAAGTAGTTCAATCGATTGCTCTTCGCATTGTATTCCCTTGGTTACGTACTTGTTATTTAACTCAGTAGTGTAACCGAAGTAATCTTGCTTAGCGATTGACTTGATGTATGACTTTGCTGTTTCGGACAGTGCCTCACTTTTACTTCGTGAGGCTGTCATGATTTTAGGTAGTGAACTGCAACGTATTAGCATAACTCTAATTGTTTAGCGGTTAATTCAAATTTCTCTTTTAGTTTTTCCATTGTGTACTCGCCTTTTTTAATCTTTTCAAGTGCAGCTTGTAAACGTTCGTCTGTTATTGTTTCTTTT